CCGCGGATTTCTTCGTGCGCGGCAAGCTTGACCAGGATCGCCCAGGTTTCCGTCACCCATTGCACGTTCTCGTTAATCGCGTCGGAGGGGGCGGCGCTATCGCCGATATAGGCGACATAAGCGCAAGGCGGTTCCATGTTGGCATATTCGGCGACGCGGTTTTCGTCGGCGACCCCGGCGACGCGATCGGCAAAGAAAGTGCGCGCGGGCGTTGACCGACGCAGCTTGGCGATCAGGTCCGACATGTCGAGGCGGCCGGCCATCAGTGCGGCCCCAGGTAGAAGGCGAGGCCGAGCACCCCGACGATCAAGACAGCGACGATCGGATAGAAGACTCGGCGCGGCACGACGTCCGCGCCCTTTCGGATCGTATAGATCAGCGGGCCGTGCGGCTTATCCATCATCCGATCTCGACGGCGGACGGCGGCTGTCCGGGCGAGCCCACGGTCGCGGTGATCCCCTTGCCGATCGCGTCGCGGTAAAGCCCAATGATGACGCTTTGCTTGCCGGCGAACGCGGGCTGAACGAGCGGACGGACGTCCATTCGGCGCGTCCCCAATTCGAGAAAATGCCCATGCGTGGCGGCGGTCCCGGCGACCATCGCGTAACCCCTGGCGGACGCGCGGCCATAGACCGAGCGCCACAATGCCCCGGTGCGGCGTCCTGGCGGCGATCCTGGCGGCGACACCCCGCGGCCGCCACCGCGCTTGCGGATTTCGGCGCGCATCTGCTGTCCGCCCTTGCGCGACGCGGCGCGCACCGCTTTGCGGTCGAATTGGACATAGGAAACATCGATTTTGACGGACAGCTGCATCCGTCCTACCCCTGGATCACAAAGCCAAAGATGCGCCAGCCGATGATAAAGAGCAGTATCCACAACAGGATGTGGCCGCCAAACGGCGCGTAATTCGTTGGGAGGTTCGGCCGCCACTGCCAGAACCCAAATACCAGCCACAGGATCATCAAGACCCAGAACAGCAGACCGAGCGGCATTGTTAGAAATCCTCCGGGATCGGCGCGACGGGGAGCAGCGCAGGCGGCCGGGCGACCATCGAGGCGTCGCCATAGAGTTCGCAGTCGACGCGGACGAAGCGGCGCGCATCGTCCTTTTGCACTCGCAGGATGCGGAAACGCTGTCCGGCGACGACGATGTGATGTTCGTGCGTCAGGTCCTCGCGATAGCGCATCGTCAGGACATGCGTCGGACGCTCCGCGGTCGCGAACCCGCCGGACCACAACACGTCGCCGGCAGTCGCGACGATCGAGCACCAGGCCGAGGCGATGTCGACATACCCCGGCAGGGACTGTTCCTCGTCCACCGGGACGTCGCGCCACAGCTGGATCAGCGCGAGGTTGCGGAAGGTGCCGATAGCAGGCGATTTTGGCAGCGGCATCAGGGCGGGTTCCCAAAGCGGCGCGGCCACGGAACAGACATCCCGCGGTCGCGCAGCGCGACATAGAACGCGCGGACCATCATCGCTGCGGTCGCGTCCGGATGATGATCGGCGATTTCCAGGACAATCCCCCAGGCGTTCGCCCATGCGTCCAATTCGACGCGCGCTTTGACCAGATCAGGGATCGAGCGGTTGAATTCATCCCAGACGGACTCGGTTTGCGGCTGTTCCGCCATCAGGCAAACCCCGCTTCGCGGTAGGGCATGATCAGGTTCTCCCAGCCCAATTCGAGGATTGGCGTCAGATTGTATTGTGACAGCGATTCACGGTTTTCGTAGCCGGTCGCGATCGCCGTCAGCAGCGCCTGTTTGATCGAGGGCGGCACGTCTTTGGGATCCTCGTATCCGCAGCGCAGCGCGATCGCGATGTCCTGGCGCCCGGCCCCGCCGGGCCAAAAATGGCCCTCGGCAGGGTAGAGGATGCCGGGCAACACGTCGCTCGCCGTGATCAGGAAATCCGCGGGATCGAAACCAGGGTCCGGCATGCTGATATCGGTGATCTCGACAAGCGGCGGATAGGGCAGTTCCAGCGCGACCCCCGGCGGCGGCCAGCAATTCAGCGTCAACCGCCATTCCTGATCCATCACCGCGATCGAGGCATAGCGTTCCAGGTGTCCGACCATCGCCGCCTGCAGACGATCGAGCAGCTCCTTTTCGGGTCCGGTTTCCGATCCTGGCGCAAGTCGCAGATGCAGGACGATTTCCGCGGGTGTCAGCGGCGACAGCGTCGGCGCGCGGGTCCGGCGCGCGCGGCCCTGCAATTCAGCGCGCGTGTAGCGCCAGCGCTCGATCCAGGTCATGCCGCCGCGTCCCCTCCTCCTGAAAGGAACAATTCCCAATCCGGATTGCTGGCGCTAGGGACGTTGTTGGTTCGAACCAGCGCGATCCACAGACTGCCAAGATGACGGACGATGTCGCGGTCGTCATAGGTCGCACCCGTGGCATAGGCCCCGCGGAAGCGGAACGGCGAAACCTCGATCGGGTCGGAGAGTTCGTCGTCGTCATAGACTAATTGCACGAAACCGGCGCCAAGCCCGCGCACGGCACGGATGCCACGTCCGGGGCGACCCTGCACCCCGCGCTGTCCGGGTTCTCCCTGCGGCCCTGGCGCGCCCTGCGGCCCCACATCGCCACACATTCCAGTCTCGCCGCGTTCGCCGGTCGGACCTTGGAACCCCCGCTCGCCGCGTGCAGAGACAAGGTCCCATCCGTCGTCGCCGTATCCTGGCGCGTGCGGCGGCCGATCCTGGCGGGCGCGGAACGTCGCGCCCTCGAATTCGACCTCGTCCCCCTGCGCATAGCGTTCGTCGGGTTCGTAGGGTCCGCGGTGGTGCGGCATCGGCAGGCGAACCGGGAGATCGATCCAGTTCCCCGACGTCAGGACGACGCGGAACCCATAGTGACGCGGGTCCGCGGTTTGTTGATAGGCGAGCACGTTCCGGATGCCGTCAACCAGCAGCTGCCATTCCCCGGTGCGTCCTGGCGGTTTGACGGCGGTCGGTTGCGTCGCCTGCCAGACCCCGCCATCGTGGACGGTGACAGCACCCTTTTCGTAGATCGCCCCTTCGCGCCAGACGCGCGCGATCTCGACGATCTCGACGGGTTCGGTCGGCGCCGGCGACGCGAGCCCGATCAGGCGGCCATTCTGCTGTTGCGACGGCCCCAGACGTTGCGCGAGAGCGTCGGCGAGAGCGTCGGCGACAGCGGTGAGATCATCATCCATCAGCGTGGGCCCAGATCAGCGATCAGAATTTGCGAGCGGTTGGCCCCGGTCCCGATGGTGCTGGTTCCAGGGGGCAGTGAAGCGTCACTGAACCCCGCAATCTCGACGGCGATTATCGGGTCGCTGCCGACGACATCGGCGTAAAGATCAAATGTCGCGGTCTGGTTTGCAGCATACATGAAGACACGGCGCTCAACTTGCTCCATAGGCGATATCAGCCGTGCGCCGAGATACCAGATTTGTCCCGTTGTCGTGACGACACTGACTGAAACACTGATCAGCAGGCGCGAATTGCCGGTGCGCGGTAGCCGGAAATAATCCGCCCACAATTGCAGCCATTGTCCATTTACCGTCAGAGGAATAGACGCGAGGTTGTCGATCTTGACCGAGTTCGCGAGCCTGTCGGTCTCGTCCAGCAGCCGGAGGCGCAGGCCCGAACTCGCGTGCTCGGAGAAAATGTGATCGGTGTTCGCCGGCCGGCGCAATACCAGACCATTTCCTGTACCCGACTGGCTGTAAATGACGGCGCCGATGCCGCCCGGCGGCAGCGGATCGCGCCAGATCAGCCCGGCAGTCGGACCAAGGTAGATCGACCCCTCCATGTCATTGTCGCCGCTGACTCGCAGATAGCGCTCGTCGCCGAGCGTCTGATCGATGATCGGCCGCTGATTACTGCCATCCGTGTCTCTGACAGCAATAGGGTAGTTGCCCGCGCCCTTCGTGATAATGAGCGAATTAGCCGGCTCACTCCAATGAATGCGAGCTTGCCGCACGCCAAAGCTCACGCCGGCGTCAACCTGCGGCCCGGTGGTCCCGATCATGTAGATTTCGCCGGTCATCTGGCCGCCGGCGAGCGGCAGATAATTACCGCCGCCCGCGACCGCATCGACATAGGCTCGGGTTGCGGCATCGGTCGCAGCGGTCGGCGTCGCCAGCGAGGTGATCTTGCGACCGCTCATATTGATATCGACTTGCGGCAATATCGAGCTCGGCGTCCACGCCTCGACCAGCGTGCCACCGACCATAAATTGCACCATGTTCGGTAGGCCGAGAAATCCGTTGCTGTTATTGCCCAGCATCAGCCCCGGCGATCCCGCGGTTCCGGTGATCGCCATCAGCGACCCGGTCATCACCCCGAAATCTTTGCGCACATAGGCGAGATCGCCGAGCAGCTGGGTTAGGACTTCACTGCGGTTCGATCCGTTCTCGTTTTCAATAAAGACGCTCTGCCCGGCATCGCCGCGGCGCAGCACCAGAGCGTTGTCCCAGTAAATCTGCGAGCCGCGAATGCTGAACCTGATCGGCGGCTGATTTGGCATGTCGGGACCATCGACCGACAGCATCATAAGCTCGCCGGTCAGCGTTCCGCCGGTCAATGGCAGGAAATTGCCGCCGCCGCCCAGCGAGTCGACATAGCTTTTACTCGCGGCATCTCCGGGATCGGACGGCAGGTTGAGGTTAGTGATCCGGCGGCCGGACATGCTGAGGTCGACCCCGACGATCGCCCCGGTTCGGGCGAACAGCATCACCCCCACGCCCTCATGCGTGGCGATCAGTCCTTGCGCTGGCGCCCGATAAAGGCCGGTGCTGCTTTCTCCCACGCCGATCCCGACGTCGAGGGGTCCCCCGTCGGGCACTGTCAAGGGTCCGGTTAGCGTCCCGCCAATCAGCCGCAGATAGCGCGCATCGAGGGTCGGCAGGTCCGGCGGCTGATCGCGATCGCCGCCGCCGCTGATCCCGACCTCCGGACTGACCAGGAATAGCGTCCAGTTCGGATTGTTGGCGTGCGGCACCGACTCGGTATCTTCGGCAGCGATCCATAGCGCGAACCCCAGGCGGACGATGTCGCCGCGGCGATACGATTCACCGGTGCGGTACAGTCCGACGTAGCGCATGATCGCCACGTCAATCGGGTCGGACAGCGATCCATCGTCGAGGACGACGCGAATAAGCCCCGGCTGATCCGGCAGTCCCTCGACGCGGGCAATCCCAAATCCGCGCGGCCCGCGCTCCCCAGGCAGCCCGTCCTGTCCGGCGCGTCCTGGAACACCCGGTTCGCCCTGCGGTCCCAAATCCCCCTGCTCGCCCTTGGGGCCGCGTTCTCCGGTGATGCCCTGTCGTCCGCGCGCGGCGATGATGGTCCAGCCCTCGCCCCCGGGTGGCTCGACAGGCGCCTCGATCAGCGCGCGGAACGTCGCGCCGTTGTGCTCGACCTCGTCCCCCGCCCAGTAATGCACCCCGGCGCGGTATTGTCCGCGGTGCACCGGCAGGGCGAGGCGATAGCGCAGGTCCCGCGATCGCCCCCCGGTGAACCCGATCAAGAGGCCGAAAGCGCGCGGATCGTCCGGGTCCTGATAGCTTTGGACAAAGCGGATGCCGTTCGTCAGCAGCACCCATTCGGCGGTCTCGATGTCCGGGCGCGAGGCTGTCCGCAGGCGCGCCTGCCAGATCCCGCCTTCGTGAAAAACAACGGTCCCCTGTTCGTGGATATGCCCCGGTTCCCATTCGCGCGCGAGCGTCGTGAAACTGACGCGCGGCCCGTCCGCGGTGCTGATCAGACGCGCGGCGACTTCATCGGCAAGGCGCGTGAGATCGAGGGATGTGTCGTCCGGCATCAGCGCACCAAATCTGCGGCGGTATCGCGGGCGGCGGCGAGGGCGGCGTCCTCGTGCGGTTTGTCGAGGGCATGCCGCCATCCAAAATAGATCAATCCGAGTGCCTCCCCGCGCGGCGATCGGATCGCGACGATGCAGGCGCGAACCATTCCGTCCGCGGCGAAGCGTTGCAGCAACAGCGACGGCTTACTCGCGGGGTCGCCGCACAGCCCGAGCCCGTGCAACAGGGTGACAACACCTTTCGAATCGCTGGTGTCGAGGATCAGCGGCAGGCGGCGCGGCGAGGGTATCCAGGCGGCCCTACCGCGTTGCTGCGCGGTAACAAACGTCTGTGCGTTGTGTCCGAAATCGACCGTCCAAACGGTGTCGAGATCAGCCCCGGTCTGATGCAGCAATTCCGTCAGCTCCGCGGGCATGCGCGCGAGATCGAGCCCGGCGCGCGCGGGCGGCGGCTGGAAAAACAGGCGATCGCGTTCCTGCCACAATGCCCAGCCCACCCCGATCAGGATGATCAGCAGGACGACGACCGCGGCTTTCCACGGCACGGTCATAAACGCAAAGACGCGGTCGAGGACGCCCTGAACGAGCCCCGCGGGTCCGGCCGGCGGCGGCACGGTCATGATGTCCGGCCGAGCAATGCGGCGTCGAGGCGGTCGACGCGGGCGGTAAGATCGGCAAGACCGGGCGCGTCCTGGCCGGCGGGCCCGACTTCCCCGCGTTCGCCCTGCTGTCCTGGCGGGCCTTGCGGTCCCATCCGTCCGCGGCCGCCACGCCGCGCGACCAGCTTCCATTCGTCCGACGTCCCCGGCACCGTCGAGGCTTGCGGCACGATGCAGCGCCAGCTGCTGTCGTCGAAGGCGACCTCGTCCCCCAGCTGATAGACGCCATCCGACTGATAGGCCCCGCGGTGCATCGGGATCGGCAAGTCGAGGATGAATTCGCGGCGCAGGCCGTCTGATTGCACAAAGGCGATGATGTGACGGCGGCGATCGGCGGGATCGAGTTCGACCTCGAGCAGCGCGAGCCCATCGGCGAGACAGCGCCAGGCGGCGGCATCGGGGCCGGGTTCCTCGGCAGTTCGATTGATCGCCTGCCATGTTCCGGACAGATGCGTCACGATTTCGCCCGGTTCATAGACTCGTCCGACCCAGGCCGCGGCGATCGACAGGAACGCGTCGCGCCCATCGCGCGGCTTCGGGAGCAACGCCAGCTGCGCGGTCAGCCGATCGGGGATCGAATGCGTCTGCGCGGCGACGGTCGCGGCCAGCTGGCGCACCGCGTCGGCGCTATCGCGGATCGCATCCTCGGCGCGGCGGCGTTCGGTGTCGATCAGTCGCGCGAGATGCATCGCGGCTTGTTGCATCTGTCCGCCGATGCGTTCGGCAAAGATCGCTTCCAGGCTATCGAGACGCGCGTCGAAATCCGCGCGCAGCTGGCGCAGGACGGGCGAGATCGCCCGCATGACCGCGGCGACGGCCGGATCACGCGGCAGGTCGCGACCGCCGTCCATAGATCAGTTTTTGTTCGGGTTCGCCGCTCTCGACCAGGGCGAGATGCGGACGGCGGCGACGGCGCGGCTGATCATCGCGAAAAACCTCGCTCATCAGTTCGTCCGACAGGGCGGCGACGTCGATCTCGACGGCGGCCGGCGCTGGCGCGGGCAATGCCGCAGTTGTCGGCGGCGCCGGCGGGATTGGTTGCGGTGCTGCGGATTTCGCCTCGAGGATCGTTAAAGGCGTCATCTGCGCCTGCATGTAGACGGTATCGCCGCCCTCGATCGGGTTCAGCCCCTCGGATTTCCGCGCTTCGTTGGGCGTGCGGATCCCGCCTTGGACGGATTTCGCCAACGAATCGATGCGCTGCACCATCTCAGTCCGGAACAGCGCGTCCGTGTCGAATTCGAGCCATTCCTGGCGCGGGTTCATTCCAAAAAACCAGGTAAAGCGGTCCTCCAGCGATTCCATGTGCGCGGCCAGGCACTGCGAGTGGTAAATCCGCGTCAGCTGTTCGGTCGACGAATAGGAAACCTTCGTGTAGTCGCCCAGCTTGAACAGCGGCAGCTGATAGACGCGGGCGACGTCCTCGACGGTATAGCGCAGCTGTTCGATCAGCTGCGCGTCGACCGACGTCATCGTCAGCGGTTTCCATTCGAGGCCCTGCTCCAGGACGGCGACCTCGCCGGCATTCTCGGGTCCTTTGTAAACGGAATTCCAACGATCCTTAATCGCTTGCGCTTGATCGGCATTGAGGCGCCCGGCGGTTTGCAGCACCCCCGAGGGACGCGACATCGAGTTAAAGAACCGTTCCGACTGGCGCAGGATCGCCATTCCGGCGGAACAGGACAGCGCGGCGGACACAAGCGGCGTCACCCCGAAAATCGGGTCGTTTAACGTCATCATCCGATGATGGAAGCATTCGCGCGTCGTCAGCATCCGGGCCGAGTTAATGCCGCCGAGCGGGTTCGCCCCAACCTCATAAAAAACCTCGGTTCCGGCGCGGTACGGCCAGACACTGTCCGGCCACAAATTGTGCAGTTCGTCGACCTCATAACGGCGATTGCGGATCGCATAGGCGTAGCCATTGCCGCGGTACAGCTGCGCGGCGACCAGCTGTTTCATAAAGTCGAAGCGGGTCTGATACCCGTTCGGCTCTTCGAGAACGCGCAGCGCTGCGGAATTCTCGACCTCGAGGACCTCGCCGGCCTCGCGGCGGAAATGGCGCATCGGCAGGCGCGCGATGTCGTTGGAAATCCCGTCGATCGCGGTGAACACCGCGGGGAACGTCAACAGCGGCGGCATCGAGGACGGCGACGGATATCCGCGCTGAAACCAATCCGGCCCCCAATGGCCCACCGGCATTGCGGGAAACCATGCGCTGCGCGTGATCCAGCGGGCGATCCGGGCGAGCCCGCGGGCGACGCCGCGGGTGACGACGTTCATCGCGGGCGGACGGGCGGACGCGTCGGGGCGTTGTGCGTCGTCATCGGCCCGGCCGCCGGCGGCTGGCGGGACGGAACATGGCCGGCGCCGGCGTGATCGCGCAGAGTGTCGCGCGCATGCGGGTCGGGTCGGGGATCCTCGGGTCCGGGTTCTCCGGGTCCGGGTTCTCCGGGTTCTCCGGGTTCTCCGGGGCCGGGCTGCGCAGGCGGTTCGGGCGCGGGTCCGACCAGTGCGATTTCGCCATATTCGGCAAAAGCGATGATCTCCGGATCGGCATCGTCTGCATCAAAGCCGTCCCGCGGCCCGTAGAGCGTCCCCTGATAGCGGATCGGGTAAAAGACGCGATAGGACTGTTGAGCCATCAAAACCCCCTCAGACGCGATGGGAGGCGACCCAGGGCCGCCCCCCGGCGCAAAACGCACTATTCGTCAGTCAATGCCCAAGCCACGGCGACGTCGTGGCGGCGAGCCCAGGTGTGCGACATCCGCAGACGCATAAAGATCATGTCATTTTGGAAGGCGGACCAGTACGGCGGCGACTGGGTGCCGGAGAGCGGCGGCCCTGGCGGAACCGGCTGGACGACGTCATCGGCCAGCTGGATCGTCGCGTCCTGTGAAGCGTCGATCATCGCGCCCATGTCGTCTGCCCAGATGATTTGACTGGCGTCCATCAGCGCATAGGCGGTTTGTTGCCCGGTTCCTGGCGGAAACGGGATCGGGATCGAGGTGGTATCGATCATCGGGAACCCGAGCAGGGTCCCGGCGTCGATCTCGGCCTTGAACGCAAAGATTTCCTGCGTTGTCCGCAACAGGCGCAGGTATTCCTTAGTGCGCGCATTCATGATCCAGACGGGCGCCAGCATCGGGACGTTGCGCGAGCGCAGAGACCAGATCATCGCCCGCAGCGCATCGGTTACAGCGGAAACGGGTGCCGCATCGGGATCGTGCGCCGGGATCGCCCCGGCGGGGAGTGCCACGATGCCGTTCAGAATTCCGGCGGGATTGGGCATTGCGACACGCGTCGAGAAAAAGACGTTGTCGATCGTCTGCGCGGTCCCGGCGAGCATATCGTCGCGGATCAGCATCTCGGTCGACGGGTCCGAGCGACGCAGCAATTCCGCGGTCTGCGGCACGATTACTGCGAGCTTGGACGGCGTCAGCGTCATCTGCCCGAACGCCAAGCGATTGACGACGATCGGCCCGCCCTCGCCGACATACCCGCCCGAGACGCCCCCGGTCTGGCGCGGGATCAGCAAGGACCCCGCATTGTTGAAGTTCAGCCGGCGCAGGTTCGGCAGGCGGCCGACGATCAAGAGCGGCCGCAACATTTCGATGAATTCCTGTTGCAGCTGTTCGAAGCGGACAAGGAAACCCGATCCGCCGGCCGCGCCATTTTCCCCGCTCCACATCGGCGGCACGTTGGCGCGGATGATCCAGGTCTGGACCGCACCGCGCACCAGGTCGGTGAAATCGTCGTCGCCCCAGCGCATCGCGGCATAGTTCGCGGCGTTCCAGGGTCCCGCGACCGCGACGGCGATCGCCATCCGAGTGAATTCGCAACCCTTGAACGCGTCGCGGCGCTGCATCGTAATGTTCGGATGGTTGCGCACCGCCGGCAGGTTGACGATCTGTCCTGGCCGGTTTCCGGGCACCGTCCCCGATGTCGGTTCGGCCGAGCGCGCAAGTAGGGCCTCGGCCTCGGTCCAGTGCGTCAGCTGCTGATCGATGATCGTCAGGCGCGAGCGGCATTCATCGATCGTCGTCGTCTCGGCGTCGTTGAGATCGCGATTTTCGTCGAGGGCTGGCCGCAGGGCCGCCTCGTAAGCCCGCGTCATCTGACCTCGTTCGGTCGACAGCGCGGCAATGCGTTGTGACAGGTTCATAGCCGTGTTTCCGTCAACGGCTAGCGCCCGAGACACCGGGCAAGCTGCGGGACTTGAACCGTTCCAGTTCGGCGATCGCGTTGTCGCGCTTGACGTAAGAGCCCACAGTCACCGGGGCAGGCGCGGACGACATCGGCGCGAGCGCTTGGCGGGCGCGGTAGCTTCCCTCCGCGAAAAACGCGCGCAGGAACTTCGGGTCGGCGTCGATCGTCCGCGCGAGGTTCAGCGCGTCCGGGTTCGCCGGGATCGTGCAAAGCGACAGTTCGATCAGCGCCGAGCGCAGAAAGCGGTATCCGTCCCAGCGCCCGCGTTCGTCGAGGCGATCCTCCATCTCGACCGGCACAAAGCCCACCGAGACGGCACGGATCAGCCTCATGTTGACCGCACGGACGAGCTTGTCGACGAAAGGGTCATGTCCGGCCGGCGCAAATTCGACGCGCGCCACCGTCTCGGTGCGTTCTGCATTGGCCTCGAATTCGCGGACCCAGCCGATCGGTTCGCCCCACGAATTGTGCGACCACAGAAACACCGGGTTTTTCATGAAATCATCGAGGGCCCATTCCTGCTCGATGATGTCGCCGTAACGGTCGATGCGGTTCGACGACGCGACAAACCTCGAGAACCGGGACTCGTCGACGTGATCGAGGAACGCTTCCTTGATGATGCGGCGCGGCAGCGGCCCCGTGGTGCGCGGCGCAGCCTCGGCGGCCAGGTGGTTAGGGTCTGCCAATCTTGCCATCCTCCGCTCGAAGCGAGTAAAACCCCGCTTGGGTGAACGAGCGTTGGGGAAGGCTAAAGACCCCAATTTCGGGGCCGGTTCGTCGGCCCCTTTTTTTTGTCCGCGGCGGCTAAGGCCCCGCGACGGCGACGCTTATTCCTCTTCCTCGACGTGAACCGCAAGATCCCCGTCGCCCATCTCCGACACGTCCAGGACCTCGCCTTCGTCCGGCGTGATCGTGACCGAGCCGTCGTCGTGTTCCTCGACCTGGGCGCGCGCCACCCGGCGCGGCGGACGCGGCATGTTCAGCGCTGGCGCCGTCAGCAGCACGTCGCCGGTGTCTTCGATCAGGACCTCGACATCGCCGTGATCGTCCTCGACAACGCCGACGATCTCCTCGCCCTCCTCCGGTGTGATCGTCACGGACCCGTCCGCATTTTCTTCCGCGGTCGCACGCAAGGCGCTCTCGATCGAGGGATCGAACGGCTCCAGGTCCGGCGCGACATCCTCATTCTCGTCATCGTCGAACTCGCTGTCCGCGAGCTCGTCGCCGGAGGGGAGGGAGGGGGATAGGGGTTCCATCTCCGGCGTCACATCCTCGCGGGTCATGACCGCGGTGCGCGCCTGTGCCGCGATCCTGTCCAGCATGTAGAGCGCAGCGTTGCCGCGTCCCTGATGTGCGGCCCCTGGCGTGACCGGCGCGGTCCCGCCAAGGGCGGGGGCGCGCGGCGGCGGCCCGGCAGGGCCGGCGCGATTGAGATACCCTACCCCCTCGCGTGTCTCGATCGTCATGCTGCGAGCCCTCCCGCTAATCATGTCCGTGCCTTATAGCTCGCTTTGTGACGATCGTTAAACGCAGTCGCTAGATTTTGTGGTGCGCAGCGCATGACTCTCCGCGCGAACGCAGTCCGGGGAGACCGTCGGCGCCGCCCAAAAATGGGGGGGGGTCCTCCAAAAATTTTTCGAAACCGCCCGAACTGGTTCCGGCAGGCAATTTCGCATGATGTCCAAAGCTACAAAACCAGCCCCATCGCCCGCCGACGCTGGCGCGCATTCCTGATAACCGGCGCGCGCATCGGCCTCAAATCGAGGTCCAGTTGAAACGACTTCGTCGGCGGGGCGGCAGCGCGACGGACGTTACAAATCAGGTGCGCCGGCCGCAAATTATTTGGATCATCGCTCCCGCCCTTGGTCACCGGAATGTAATGATCGAGCGAGAGTGATCGCGGGTGCGGATGTTTGAGGCGGCGATCGATCTTGCGTTCACACAACCAACATCGATAGCCCTCGCGTGCGGCGATGACGGCGCGCAGGCGCGTCGAGATGTTGGGCAAAGGTGTGGCGATCGATCGGCGAGCGGCCGCGGATGGCCGCGGGCGTCCGGTTCGCTTTTCCCAATAGCATCCAGGGCTGCAAAACGGCTGTTCCGATCGCCCTCTGTGAGGGCGGAATGGATCACCGCAATTTTTGCAAGTATTGAACCTTATTTTCGCTACATCTGCACAGCGGCGCGAACAAAACTTACCGCCGTAACGTATGAATGGTTGCCGGCAAAATGCACATATCGCCGTCCGCGCGGCTTCCGCGCATTCTGACGAGCAGAATTTAGTCGCGGCTGGCGCGTTTCGGAGTGATTTTTGACAATTGGCGCAGGGTTTATCTTTTGTCAGGCGGTGCAAACGATGGTGTGCCGCTTTGCCACATTTTGGCGAGCAATAGCCTCTAGATCGGCGGCGATCCGGAATAAACATTCGGTGACATTCGCGGCATTCGATCGGAGCGCGGATTTTGGGCGGGCGTCCGCCCCTGCGTCGCGAGCCGCCGCGCACAATCGGGAGGTCTTGCCACAAGGGGAATTGCATCGGCTATAACCCTCCCCTGTCTTGTTCTCATGTCATTCGATCATGCGCAAATGATCCGTTCAACCCCGCCAAAGCCCCGACGAAAGGGCGGCATCGGACGTCCACCCGCACCCGTAGCGATGCTGAAAATCCGCGGGACATTCCGCGGCGATCGGCACGAAAGCGGCGGCGAACCCCAGGCGGTCGGCGATCTCGCGACGAAAGCGCCGCCCGATTGGATGACGCCGAGCATGCGGGATTTCTGGACCGAGACGCTGGTCGACGCGCCCAAGGATATTTTGCGGCGGATCGATTGGGCGTTGTTCGCGGGATATGTCGAGACGTGGGATCGCTACACCAGACTAGTGCGCGCGCAACAGCGTCTCGACGCGGGCCAGGATCTCCCGTTCTTGATCAAAGGCGCGTCGGGTCCGCATATCTCCCCTTATCTGCGGCAGATGGATCGGTGTCTGTTGTTGCTGGCGCGGTATGGCGGCGAGATGGGGTTCACCCCGGCAGGGCGCGCGCGGCTGGCGGTCGCACGATTGCAAGACGAGGACGACGACGCGCAAAGTTGGGCGGCCCTGCGCCAGCTGCGGGTTATTGACGGAGGAAAGGACAGCTGATGCCTGAGACACGATCCGGCGCATTAGGACGCGCGGCACGATTGGGGTTCCCGCGGTCATCGGTCGTCAAGTCGTCCGGCGGCGGCTATTTCATTGCACCCCGCGGCGTTACTGCGACCGGTGCGAAGCATGCTTATGCCGAATGCAGGAACGGCGGCGGGTCTAAGCGGATGTGCGCGGGCGTCGCCCATAAAGTCCAAGGCGGCAGGCGGCGCTGATGACGATCCGGATCAATCTGTTCGTGAAGGGCACCCCTGATCAGATTGGTCTGCGGCGCTGGTCATTGGTTCCCCGCATCGGCGACGACATGGTCGTCACGGTCAACGGCGAAAACGTCCTCTTACGAGTGACGCGGGTCGTTTGGGGTGTGACCGAACCTAGTCGCCAGGACGCCGAGGCGGAAGTCTCGATCGAATTGGACAAGGTCCCGGACAGCGATTGAGCCCACACCTTGTCGAGGCGATCCAGTATGCGCAGGACGTCGCGTCCGGGCGGATCGCGGCAGGTCGTTGGGCGCGGGCCGCATGCGCGCGGTTCCTGGCGGACCTCGAGCTAGCCAAGCGTCCGCGGTCGCGCTGGCGCTTCGACGAAGGCAGGGCGGAATTTCCGATCGCGTTCGCGGGGCTGCTAGTCAACGTCAAAGGACCGCAGGCCGGCGAGACGATCGAACTCCTGGCGTTCCAGAAATGGATGCTGGCGAACCTGTTCGGCTTTGTGGAGCGCAGGACCGGCCGCCGGCGGTTTCGGCAGGCATCGATTTGGATTCCGCGCGGCAATGGCAAGTCGACATTGGCGGCGATCCTCGCGCTATCCGTCACGTTCACCGAGAACGAGGGCGGCGCCGAGGGTTATGCGGCGGCGGTGTCGCGCGACCAGGCCCGCATCGTCCTGGCGCTGGCGAAATCGATGAGCGAGCGCACCCCGGAGTTCCGGCGGCAGTATGGCGTCCAGGTGAACGCCCAGGCGATTTCGCAGGCGCGGACGGGATCGTCGTTTAAAGCGCTGTCGTCGCACGCGCGGGCCCTCGACGGGCTCAACGTCTATTTCGCAGTGCTGGACGAGATCGGATCGCACAAGTCGGCGGCGGTTTACAATGCGTTGATCACCGCGACCGGTAAGCGTGCCGAGCCCCTGCTGATCTCGATCTCGACGGCGACGGATCAGACGACCGGCGTCGGCAAAACCGTCTGGGATTACACCGAAAGCGTTCTGTCCGGACAGCTGCGCGACGATCAGTTTTTTGGCGTGATTTTCGATGTCGACCAGGGTGACGATCCTTGGTCGGAAACGTCCTGGCGCAAAGCAAACCCCGGATGGGGAGTCCTGGTCCAGCCCGAGGCGATCCGCGCGCTGGCGCGGCAGGCGCTGGCGTCGCCGGCTCTGCAGGCGGCGTTTAAGACGCGACATCTGAATGTCTGGGTGTCGGCGCAGAATGCGCTATTCGACAGCGACGCCTGGAAAGCGTGCGCTGATCCGGACCTCCGCCTCGAGGATTTCGAGGGCGAGGAGTGTTTCGCGGCAATCGACATGGCGACGCGGATCGACATCGCGGCCGGCGCGATCATCTTCCCGCGGCGTGATCCGGACGATCCGCAGAAAGTCACCTATGCGGCATTTGCGCAGGCATGGTTGCCCGAGGCGGCGGTCGACAGCGAACGCAGTCCGTTCTATCCGCAATGGGCCGAGGCCGGCGCGCTGACCGTCACTCCGGGCGAGACGACGTCATTCGAGGCGATCGAGGATTGGCTCCACGAAATCGGATCGCGGTTCGATCTCCGGGCGACGGCTTACGATCCCTATTCGATGATGCAGTTCGCGCAGCGACTGACGAATGACGGGTTTCCGATGTTCGAATATCGGTCGTCGACGCTGAACTTCTCGGAACCGACAAAGCTGCTGGACGCGTTGATGCGCGAACGGCGCATCCGGCATAACGGCGATCCCGTCCTGGCATGGTGCATCGGGAACGTCGTCGGTCACTACGACAACAGATCGAACGTCTATCCGCGCAAGGACGCGCCCGAGAAAAAGATCGACAACGCGATCGCGCTGATCATGGCGCTAGGCGTCTCGATCGCGAGCGAGCGCGACAGCGATTTCATCTATCAGGACGGGCGCGAACTCCTCGTTTTCTAAACCATTAGAATTACTCGCTAAAAACCCGGAAAAGCACTTCTATTTTTTACGTAAATAATTATATTTAGGGTGTCACAGCACCCCAAAAACAAGGAGTCCATCCAATGGCAGATCGTTATGGACAGCGCGTCGAAATCCTCGGCGGCATGAGCGAGTTCGTCGGCAAGACGGGGCGGATCGTCGCAAAAGAGGGTCCGGCGTTCTATCGCGTCGAACTCGATCAGCCGGTCCATATCCGCGGCGTCGGCATGGTCGCCGACGATCTTTGGGAGAGCCGGCTATTGCGGACGATCCGCAATCGTCCGGTGTCCGTCGAGGACATCGCCACCAGCCCGGCAGGCTGGCGGTAATGGCCCTTCCCTCGGCAGAGCAAGAGCAGCAAGTCAAATGGGATTTGCTGCTCGCCGATTTCTTCTTCTCTCACACACCGGAGTTAAGACAATGACGATCATCCTGCGCGATGACGACATTCGCGCGTTCGATGCAAAGGCGTTCTCGTTTCACCCGGAGGACGGCTGGTTTGTCGCAGAGGCAAGCGATGTCGGGTTCCGTCAATGCTTCCAGATTTACGACGACGCATGCGACGAAGGAATCGCACTGCGCGGCTGTCGGTCGACGGTGCGCTATTACCTGAGCGAGGTTAAGCGCAATCCGGACGGCGACGTCCAGGTCTGGATATTCAAGCCCATCAGCGAGGACGCGCGGCGCATTCCGCGGTGCAGCGGGACGCAGGTCCACATCCTTAACGACTGACCGGGCGCGCAAGCGCCCCTTTTTCACAATGCAGGGATCAAGACAATGGATCGCGACGAATGGTTTGCGGACCTTTACGGCTGCCTCGCGGACATGGGCGCGACAGCCTATGACGAGACCGAGGCAATTCGGCTTTACGAGCGCGGATATTCACCGGCGGACGCGGCTGGTGAATTGGCGTGCGACGGCGAGGAGTAACCCCAATGGCACGGCAGTACCTCCCGCCACTCGGCACGGTTCCGGCGTGGCATGTCACGGTCATTACCAGGGATGCCGCGGACATCATCGCGCACACCCTCTGCGACGATGAAAAGGAATGTCAGGCAGTCGCGACGATCTCGCGCAGTGAGAACCTGTCGCATCGCATCGTCATCCGGTCGCCCTTCGGCAAAGTTTACGATTGGGCATAGGGGGCAACGTGAACGATCTTACGCAATTCAGCGCACTCGTTGCCCTTTGGATCGGCGGCCTCGGTTTTTTCGCATTCCTATTCAATCGCCTTGAACATCGCATGGATCGCCTGGACGACGATTTCAAAGAACTGCGACGCGATCTCGGCGAGGAATTCCGCGCTCAGCGCGCCGAGGTCACTGCGCAAATCCAAGCAATCCTCGCTAACAGGAAATAGAGCGATCAGCCCCGCTCGCGGTCAATAGGAGCAACACCCGTGATCATGGCAAAGGTCTTTTACTTCCGCAAAAACGCGCGTCCGGACGGGGTCGCCGGTCTGGCGCAAGGTTACTATTACCAGATCGATCTCATGCCGCCGGTGGGGCCGTTCAAGCTCCGCGCCGAGGCGGTCAAACAGGCGCAGATCGCGGGCGATCTCGAAAAGGCCCGCACCGCCCTTCTGAGCGACCCCAAGGTGCGCATCGGGTCCGCGGTGATGCGGGACTATCTCGACGAAAGGAAGCGCTGAGATGCCCGCGGGACGCCCCCGGCGGGTCGCGGCGGTCGGCCATGCGCCGTCGCTCCTCGACGCCGCGCTGTTGACCCAGGTCGAAACGTGGCGCCGTCAGCAGCCCGAGCGGCTGAGCCTAAAAACCGCGGTTGAGCGGCTGTTGCTGCGCGGGCTGCGCGCGGAGCGCGACGACGAAACCCTCGGCATGACCTGCCCCGAATGCGGCGGCGAGGACATCGAGGACATCACCATTCCGGTGCGCTGCCGCGACTGCGGACATCGCGGCGACCCGGACGAGTTTTTGCCAAAGGAGTCCACGCGATGCTAGGCGAATGCGACATCGAGGCGGGCGCGACTGAGGTCGTGTTGACCTATCTGATCCCGGTCTATGTCGTCGTGCGCAATGACGGCGACGGCAAGGGTCCGCGGGTCGACAAGGTCGTTGTCGACGACGAAGCGAGTTTTGACCTGGGTAATCGCAAATGCGCGCGCGCCGACAGCGGGCGGCTGATGCCCTTGGGCGACCCCGCGGTGGTCGAGGCGATCGGCGTTGTCGAAAAGCCGCGACCGCAATTCGAGGTCGAGTGGCCCGCCTGGGAATTCGGCTGGTAGGCCACCAAATGAGGGAGCGGGCTTCGGCCCGCTCTTTTTTTGACGGTGCGCGCTATGAGTTGGATCGCCCCGGACCCCGCATCCTACGCCGGCAAGGGCGAGGGCAGCGGGCATTGCGTCGCCTTTGTCCAGAGCGCGGCGCACGCGCCCCACACGTCTTACTGGCGGCGTGGCGTCAAGGTCCGCGGCAACCAGGTCGCGACCGGGACGGCGATCGCCACCTTCTCGCGAGACGGCCGCTATGAGAACCGGGTCGACGGCGCCTCGCATGCGGCGATCCTGATCGCCCAGGATGGCGGCGGGCTCCGCGTGTGGGACCAGTGGAAGGGCCACCCGGTAAGTCAGCGGACGATCCGCTGGAAGGGCGGCCAGGGCACCGCCAACAATGACGGCGACGCCTTTTTCGTGATCGAGGGCCCACCCCCCGCCGCGGCGTGATCAGGCGGCGATCTCGATCGCCCATCCGTGACTCTTGCGGTTGACGATGCGGATGATCCCCGGATAGGTCCGGCGCAAACGGCGGATGCAGTCGCGCTCCATCGCTTGCGTCCGGTAGTCGCGGCATCCGCCCGCGGTGTCCCAATGCAGGTTGACCCAATAGATATACTGCGCGCAGACGACGCCGCCGTCCTCGGCGATGCATCGCGCGCAGAGCTCGTAATCCTCTTTGACGGGATAGCTTTCGTCGAAATACGTGCGTCCGTCGTTGACGATCCCCATGCAGCTGGCGGTAACGTAGGATCGCCAGCGAAAGGGCCAGTAGGGATAGATCGAGCGGGTCGCGCCGTCGGTCGCCACGCCCCAGATGCGATAGGACAGCTGCTCCGTCAGATCGAACAGCTTGACGAATTCCCCGAGCCAGATCCGCTCGTCGAGGCGGACGCGCATCGTGTCGCGCTCGCGCAGCTTCGAATATCCGGCATAGTGCGAGTCGTCGTCGATCATCACCACCCGGCGGTCCTCGGTGCTGCGCAATATCCAGTTCCGCGTCGCGGTGATGCCGCGGATTTCATCCGGAACGGCGACGACCTGGCGCGCGCCCATCCGCTGATAGGCCGGCACCTCGAGCGCGGGAACGAACAGCGTCGCGGACGGCAGCACCGTCTGAGTCGTCACGCGGCCGGCGCGGCCTTTGCTTGGAACGGCGATCAGCATTGTCGGCGGTCCCCTCTGCGATCAGGCGCAGGATGTCCGCGGCGGCGACGACGCGTTGTGTTCCGACATCATCAAACGGCGAACCCTTTTTGTAGCCCCCGCGGCGCACCGGGACGAGCGACAGGGCAACCTTGAGCCGTTCCCATTCGGCGGCGTCCTGGCACATGATGACGGCATATTCGCGGGCGGGTTCCAGTTGCAGCGCCTGCGGCAGCTCACCCCCGAAATCGTCGCGCGCGGTCGCGTCCGCGGTCGCGAACCCGAGCATTTCGAGATCAAAGCCCTCGTTGTGCAAGTCGGCGAGTTCGACCCGCAGCAATCCGTTGTCCCAGGCGGCGTTGAGGGCGATTTGATTGTCGGCGACGCGATAGGCGCGCTTTTGCGCGGCGGTCCAGCCGCGGGCGACGATCACCGGGACCTCGAGCAGGTCCAGCTGCGGCGCGGCGAGCACGCGCCCATGTCCGGCGATGATCAGGTCCGCTTCGTCGATCAGGACCGGCATCGTCCAGCCGAATTCGCGGATCGAGGCGGCGATCGTCGCAATCTGTTTCGCGGTGTGTTTCCGGGCGTTACGCGCATAGGGGATCAACTTGTCGACCGGGCGGCGCTCGATCGTCTCGATCGGCCAAGGGCGCGCGGCTTCAGCCATATCGCCAACGCGTCGGGTCATATCGCCGATCGTCCGCCCGCCAAAAACCATATTGAACGCAAATGGCGTGAACCTCTCGATAAGAGATTTTCCCAAAATTCGGAATACTCAGCAGTTCGGAACGCGACAAGGCTGCGACCTCGCTTAGTCGAACAAGCGGGGCAGGATACCATTTGATTTTCCGCTTATGAACGTCCGGCTCCTCTGGATTGACTAAGCGGCAGGTTACGCGGTGCGCGAAGCAATTCAATGTCCGGACGCTGAACGCCAAATCCCACACCAGCGGGTCAGTCTTACAATCCGGCGGCGGATCATCTGGCGGATCATCCGGCATCAGCTGCTGACGTAGCCGGCGCAGCCGGTGCAACAGCGCTTCGTGGGCAAGGATCAATTCATCAAGTTCCGCGATGGCGACCGGGCGGCGCTCGATCGTCTCGATCGGCCACGGACGCGCGGCGGCGGTGTCAGACATCGGCGCCGGCGGCAAAAGAGCGGGCGGCCGGGCCGCCCAAGTCTGGGAGGATTAAACGCGAAACGACGCTGTCTCGTCTCACCCCCGGCACCTTACGTGAAACGAGCCCGGTCGCCGAGCGCGAACAGCGGTCCAGCACTTCGGGCTTTCGGGAACAGCACCGCCTCGGCATAGACCCAGAGGGCGAGCGCGTCCGCCTCGTCCTCGCTGACATCGGGCCAGCCATAGACGGCGCACATCTTTTGCGTCGCGGCTTTCTTGTTCTCCCGGCCGCCCCACGAGCCGTTGCCGGTGAAGTGGCGGCAGATGACGTTGGATTGCTCCTCGCGGCAGGGGAGCCCGCGCTCGTGCGCGATCATCTCGACCAGGCCGCACATCGCGAACAGCCGGCGCACCACGTAAATGTCGATCGGCGTCGACGAACTCGGCGTCGTCGAGATCACTTGGCCGGTTTTTGTGCGGACCTTTTTAGGCGCGAACCGCGGCACATAGGGCGCCTCGAATACGACCATCCGCGGCTGGGATTTGGCGCAGCAGCGATCGAGCCAGACGCGGAATTGCGCCAGGACCTCGCCGGTGGCGTCGCGCGGTTTGCCCGAGCGGAAATGCCCAAAAGCGGGACGGTCGCCCGGCATGCCATAGGCCCAGCCGGTTGTTGTGGCGACGTCGAGCGCGAGGATGCCGCCGGTCATCAGATCATGCCGAAATGCCGGCGATCGACGATGCGTTGCTGCTGCTCGCGCTCCAACTTCTGCTCGATCTCGGCGAAGTCGAGAGACCGCATGGCTTCGTCGACAGGGGCCAAGCTTTCGAGAAAGACGCGGGCGGCGTCCGACAGCACCGCCAAGGAAACAATCTGGGTGCGCAGTTCGAGGCTCTGTTTCTCGATCTTGGTGATGGCGGCCTTCATCATCGCCTCGATCGAAGTCTTGGCGACCCGGCGCAGTTCGGCCCGACGCGAGTTGAGCGCGTTTTCGCCGCGCCCCGACCAGCTCATGCCGATCGCCGGCGCAAACGATTTCGGGATGCCAAGGTCTTCGCAACGGGCCGCTATTTTGGCTTGGGACTCGGCGACGACTTTCTGCGCCTCCTCGGTCGCCGCCTGCCAGATTTCGTCTTGATCCCAGGAATAGACTGCGGCCAATTTCTTCTCGAAATCGGCGATGCAGTGCGCTGCCTGTTCCTCGGCGTGGGCCTTGAGGACCTTCGCCCGATCCTTGATGATCATGCTCAGGTCGTGGGTCTCGTTGCGGCTCAGCACGCGGCCGTTTTGAATCATCATCGGGTTTCTCCGGGCCAGACTTCGCCGAGCGTGGCGAAGGCGGTCGTTGTCGCGACATCGAGCGCGAGCAATCCACCGGTCACAGGCTCCCTCCCAGAGCCCGCTGGATATGGGGTAAACCTCCCGGCATCATCTTATCTGATCGCAAGGCGGCCCTCCTATGGTCCCTGAACCGCTCCCCAGCCCCACAAAAAACCGCAACGATGTCGCAACGGCAGGGGCGCCAGCCGCAATTTCTTGCGATTTTATTGCAGCAATTTGATCCGCCACCATTTTGCCCAGGGCGCAGTCATGCGGTGCCCAGGGCGCAGTCATGCGGTGCCCGCGGCGTCGTCGCCGAGGTGCAACCGCGCCGCCTGCAGCGCCTCGGTGGCGTCCTTGCGCGGACGGCCGCGGGGCCGTCGCGGTTGATGCACCGGCTGTTCGTCAAAGGATCGCGGCTTGCGCGCCCGCCTCCCCGCTGGCGGGTGCGCGGCATGGATCGCCTCGGCGCGGTCCATCGCGGCATCGCCGAGCGGCGTGCCGGCGAGCATCCCCAAGGCGCGGCGATAGCTGTCGAGGAGCGCATAGCGGGAATGGCGGGCGGGCTCCTCCATCTGCCGCTCGCGGACGATCTCGCGCAGGATCGTCGTATCAAAGCCGGCGTCCTTGGCCTCGGCATAGATTTCTTTGATCTCGACGTTGAGGTCGTTGCGCTCGTTGTGCTTTTCCTCGATCCGCCCGACGTAGCGTTGCAGTGCGGTTTCGTTGATGACCCCGCCGAATTGGTCGGGGATTTCATCCCGCAGTGTCTTTGCCATAAATCATACCCTCGTCTTGGTTCGCACCCATCCGAGACCCAGGAGCATTATCGCGAACAACCCAAGCGTCGCGGGCTCGGGAACCCCGCTGAATTCCATCGTCGCCTCGAGGTCCTGATCCGCGGCGGTGAAAGCGGCATCAAACAGTTCGGCATTGCTGGCGATCGCCGGCAAACCGGCATCGGTAAAGGCGGCGTCGAGGGCGCCCGCCGTCGGCGGGAACGTCTCGGTATTGAGCACGGCGCCGTTGACCAGCATCGTCTCGGTGACAGGACCAGGCGCGCCGACCAGGCCGTTGTAAGTATCGGTCGTCAACCCGGCAAACCCGGCCGGCACTGCAAGCCCGGTCTGCGTCGCGGTGATATCGAGAGTATGACCCGCACCGGTGGCCCCGGTTACACTGAGGGTAACAGTGCCGAGATCGGGTGCAGGCACCGCCGGCACCCCGGTTATGTCGATTGTCACGTCCGAGAAATTCGGATCACCGGTCAAGGTGCCGATCAAGTTGCCGGGCGACGGCGTGGTTTCGAGCAAGGTTTGCGGCACCCCGTTATCGGTCAGGGTAAGCGTCAGGGTTGCGTGCGCCGGTCCGGCGGACGCAAGCGCCGCGGCAGCAGCTGCGGCGATGATCAAGGAACGCATGCTTGTTCTCCTCTCGGGTTCAAATTGCGGTGCGGTATCCAGCGGCGCGCGAACCAGCAATCTGCCGCCGCAGGCAGTGCAGCCCGGCCCTTTGTCATTCCCCGTACAGGCACCAAACGGGTCGATAACCCAGCAGCCGGCGCGGTGGTCGCACTCGCCCGGCCGGATCGCCTCACGGTGCGGACGCCATTTGTCGATTAGGGCTTGCGGTGTCACGGTCATTCCTCGGTTGCGGTAAGGCCAAGCCCGGCCTGGATCGCGGCGAGGTCGCGCGGGTCCGCGGTGCGTCGCGTCGTGGTCGCGGTGCGCTGCTCGGCGACAGCGAGGTTCGCGCGGAATTCGGCGAGCCGTCGATCGACATAGGCGACGTCTTCGGGTGTCGGGTCCGGGCGGCGCTCCGGCCGCGGCGGTGTCAGGCTGTATTTGCCGCCGGTCATCATCTCGACCACCTGGTTGACAAAAACCCCGTCGAACCAGTCACCGCGCGGGTCGCAGCCATATTTCTGGCTGAAGTCGGCGAGGCGCACCCGGCGCCAACCGTAGCGGTAGCCGTGAAATTGCATCCGCTCGATAGCATCAAGCGCGGCAAAACCGCCGGCCTCGACCTTGGCGACCAGCGCGCGGCGGTGATCTTCGGACGGGAAGAAAAGATCAGTCACGCGGCGCCTCGCCTGCGGCGCGGTCTGCGTTTCAGCGTCTCACGCACGCACACGGGCCAGGTTAGTTGCAGTGCATCGCGGCCAGCGGCCAGTTGCTTGATATGCCAGGCGCTGTAGTGCTTGGCTTCGGCTTGCAGAATATCGTCAGCAAGATCGACGCGATTGCGGTTTGTTTCAGAGCGCTTGGCGCGGTCAATGAAGAAATTCGGCGGCGCTACCCTTTCGATGCTAGAATTTCCGTTATTGTCTTCAATCAACCGACCAGGCTCTAAGTTGCGAGGTTTGGGAAACTCCGGGAGCCAGTATTGATCCTCGGCCTCTGCCCCGCCCTCACTGCCCCAATCGTCAATGAATCTGTCAACTGCGCCCTCACGTGCCTTTTCAATGTCAAAAACGAGAACGGCTTTAACCGCATCGCGTACTTTTTCGTTGTCAACCGAGGGGGTGAGTTCGCTGATACCCAAGGTTTTTAAAACCTGCTCACGCTGCGATTTGGTCTTTTCCATCAACCATTTCGGCTTAGGCATCCTGTTGTGCCTCCCATTGGTCGAGGATCGTTTCCAGTCGATCTGTAGCCTCGCGCAGAATCGCGACGTGCTCGCGGGTTGCCGGCATCGCGCCATATTGCGCGCCGGTTTCGATATCAATAATTCGTAGCTGTTCGATCGTCTTTACGGCACTCTTTGCCGCTCCGATTAATAGTTCGATGCGCTCGCGGCGCTTACGGACTTCGAGTTCGGCCGCGTCCAAGCTCAGTCGGTTTTCGCCGACTAGATCGGCCAGGTCGGGCGCCTCGACCCGCAGGCGTTCCATTGCCACAACTTCGCGGTCTTTGCCGGCGCGGCGATCAATCGCCTCCTGATAAGTTGTTTTGAAGTCCGCACCATTGCGCGCGGCCTCAAAGCCAAGCGGATCGTTGTCGAATAGATATTTCGCCTGTTGCGTGAAGCTCTGGCCGGCCCCAAAGCGGGCCGCAAAATGATCGCGCGGATTGAGGATAAGTTGCTTACTGTAAGCAACTTCCTTGGTCGGCCGACCCTCTTCCGATTTACGCACCCGTCCATCATCCTCGGCGCGCTTCCAAGCAATTGCCGCCGCGCATGCTCGCTGCGCTGCGGTCAAATCGCGGCGCTTGCCGTTGCGCGATATCGAGACTTGTTCGGGGTCTTCGCCATTCAGCCGGTCAAAGCGCGGCGCAACACCCGCAATCTGGCAGGCGGCATAGCGGTTGCGGCCGTCTACGATCGACTTGCCCTCAGCATCGAGGATAATCGGATCGAGCAGCCCATTCGCTTTGATATCGGCGGCGAGCTCGGCGAGCTTGGCCTCGCCCATCATCGGAAATAATTCTGCCGCCGGGTGCGCGAGCAGATCAGTCGGCACTTCGGGCTCTTTGCGCCGGCGCCCTGGTTTGCGGTCGAGCAAATCGTCGAGCCCGTCCATCACGCGGCCTCCCTGCCGAATAGCTCGGCCTGCCGCGCTTTGATCCGCGCCAGGTGCTGCGGATATCGCTCATCGTCAAAGTCGCCGGCTTGCCGCTCGCACGCGCATCGGTCGATCAGTTCGGATAAGCCGTCGTCGCGGCCCCCGGCAAACGGCAGCAACAGCCCGCGTTGCTGCGCTCGCGGATTAAGCCCGAGGGCGCGCGGGTTGGTTCCTTCCTGTCGTCGCGATTGCCGAGCCCCCCACCGCGTGGGGGGTTGGGGGGAACCACGGGGGAAGTCTGAGTCTTTAAGGGGGGAGTGGGGGGAAGGCGCCGTGACGGGGGGTGCAACCTGCTGATCTGATTGAATTGGCGTAACGGGTGACGGGGGGTGTGACGCCTCGCCAAAAAACTCGCCTTGCCGGTCATCCTGGCGCTTGCGCCGGCGATATCGGCGCATCCGTTCGGCGCCGGCGGTGACCTTGCGCTTAACCTCTTGCGCCGCGGCGAGCGCCGCCGTCCCTTGGCGCTTCGCCCAATTGGCGATGGTGTCGCCGGCGAGGCGGCCAAATTTGCGCAAGCTGGCGATGATGCGCTCGACGGCCTCCGGTGCGATCCGCAGCCACGCGGCCCACACCCGCGGATCGAACCCGGCGATCGAGCCGGTATCGGGCGCGTGCTCGGTCGTCCAGGTCAGCAACTCGACAAAGGTCGCCCCGACCAGGCCGGGCGAGGTTCCGGCATCATCGGCGACCGCGAGCCACAGCGGGTCGGTCAAGGCATGCGGATAGAGCTTGCACCAGCGCTCGGACATCGCGCTCTCGCCGTCA